AAACAAATATAGTTTGAGTATACTCGTCAGTTAAATAACCTATAGTTTGTATATCAGCCGGTAAAGCTGGTGTTATTGTAAACAGTTTTTCAGTATTACCTAAAACAGTTTCTAAAGCACCTATATCATCATCTTCTGACTTGCCTACAGATATATTCTGTGCATCTCTGTATTCACCATTGGGTATAAGTCTATCATCCAAGTCTTTATTCATCTTGGATCTTAGAAAACTGTTTTTAATTTCTGCCATATTTAATTTTTAGTATCCAGCCGCTTCTCTTTGCGCTCTAGTCATACTTATTCTTGGGTTAGCATATGATACTTGTTTAATTGTAGATGATTTTGGCACTGTAGTTGTTTTACCAGGTTTACCTATAATTGGCACTTTTTTTGTATTTTTTCCTAAAACATTTTTTATAAGTCCGAGTGCTCCTTTTGCAGCTTTTGCAGCTGTTCCGGTAACAAACCCTAAGCCGCCTGCACCTCCAACTAACTTATCTTTCATAGGCATTTTATTACCTTGGTTTTGTAGAAATTTTTTAGCATTTTCTTTTGTTGATCTTTTTTTTCCTGGTTCCATGTTTGTTTTATTTATTATTTAATCCATTTAGATTTACCTCTCATAACTTGAACTATTTGATCAAGCTTAAGATTAGATAATCTTATTTTAGCATTTCTTAATTTAGCACTTCTTTCTTGCTTAAACCTTCTTACAACATATTCTTGTATTCCAGACGATACAGATAATATAGCATGTATTATATGAGAGTACAAAGCCTCTTCCGCTAACTTAGGAATTCTTGCGTCAAGATCATAAGCATTTCCATCAGATATATATTGTAATAATATTAATTTATTAGCTAAATTACTAGTAAAGTTAAAAGTACCTTTTCTTTCATCAATTTTAAACCATCCGTTTTTTTGACTTGTCTGAGGTTCTAATCCATATCTTTGACCTAAAGACCCATCGCTATAACTTCTATCCATAACATTAGCATCATTAGCATCATTTCTAAAACCACCACTTATAAACCTTGGGTTTGTTTTAGCCCATGTAGGATTCATTTGTGAAGTTGCTTCTGTATTAGAATCATTACTATCTTGTATAGGGTTTCCAGTGTTGTCTTGCGTAAACGTATAGTAAGGGCTTTGGTTAAGATTATTTGTAGGATATATTATATGTAAAACACCTAAACTATCTACCCAAGATAATCTTACGTAGTTAACATAATCTTGAGGTATAGTTAAGCTTAACGTAGAAGGTACTGTAAGTTCAGATGATTTAATGCTTTTTAACGTGTCATAACTAAACTCTTGTAAACCACGTCTTGCGTGAAATATAACATCTGTTCTTTTTACACTAGGTATAAGTTTTCCAGCTCCAACATATGCAATTAAAAAATTGTCAATAACATCATTAAGCCTTGTATATTCATATCCACCAAAATTATTTTCTTTAACATCTTCATTTAATTCTATTTTTACATAAGTATTAAGTGTAAGAGATCCAATTATAGTTATAATGTTTGGTGTAGACATTTGCCACGGTGTTAATCTACGTAATAAAACATTAATATTACTTACACCACCTGTTGGTAAATTTTGACTAAGAGTTAAAGCGTTAACACCAGCGTTTGTTGTAAAAGTTACTATAGTTCCTAAAAATACATTTGTAGAAGCGTTAAACACCCCAATAACATTGCCGGCTTCTGAAGCTGCAGACGCTACTATATTTAACACTGGTTGGGCTTGAGCATTTGCCCCACTAACTGCTGCGGTAACATCTGTTGAATTAGGTGTTAATTCAGTCCATGTTTGAGCATTTGCACTTAAAAATACTTTAAAATTATTTAAATTATAACCATTTGTAGCTTGATCAGAATAATTGCCTGTACCTACTACCAAATTAGTATCAAACGTACTAGTAAATGTTTGATTAACAGCTGTTGCCGGTACTGTAAACTGCTGTGCTCCAGCGTAATATTGTCTGTTAGTTTCGGTTATTAAACCACCATTAGGTATAGGCATAGTTTAGCTTTTTTGATTTTGTTGTTCTTGCGCTATTTGTTGAGCCGCAACTTGTATTATTGTAGGATCTTTTACCACGACTCCAGCATACAATAAAACTTTTAAAACTATTTCAGTTTGTTCAGAGTCATGTAATTCAAAATTAAGTGATGTATCTGGATTATATACATAAGCATTTCCAGATAGCGTAAAGTTCCATATTGGATTTACTGGTTTTCTTATATATGTAGCTTGAACACCAGATTGAATGCTTTGAGGATACACAAAAAGTTTTTGTCTTTCATAAACATAAATAGGATAAGCAGTTGTAGGAGCTGTTAAATTAGAGCTTAATAAGTGATATAACTCACCTCTATCAACTCTTTGTAGTTCATGCGTTGGTAATGCTCCTGCACTATATATAACCGTCCCTAGTCTATAAAAATCATCTTGCACATTGACTATAAAAATATCTACACTATTAGCTGGAGCCGCATTAAATGTTATTATAACACCGTTTATGCTGTAAGCTGTTGTTGCTATACCATCTAAAAAAACAGTAGTAGTTCCACTAGCTAATTGATTAGCCGTAATAGTTGTGATTGTGTATGCTTGTGGTACGGCATTGGGTGCCGCTGGTGTTACTGTTGTAAATGTAGCTTGTGAAGATCCTGATTCTGCAGGTAAGCTAAAAGATCCATTAGCATATGTAGTGTTGCCAATAGTTTTAAATATAGAAATTTTTTCATCAAGATTTACGACTCTATCCGCGTAATCTGTATTTGTTTGTGGAATACGTATCTGTTGGTTAAGATCTTCAAAATATTTTTCAAATATTTCTAGTTGAACCTGAGTACCTATTTTATTAAACTCAACAGGTGTCATATAACCTCTCTGTTCTTTATTAAGTATTAATAAAACGGTTTGATATACAGTATTTACGTTTATTGCCATTTTAATATTTTAGTTAATAGTGATTAGGGCCACCGAAGTGACCCTTCACTATAATTATAGTCACATATTATTGTAACTTTTTCTTAATTGTTTTAAAGACTTCTACACCTTCATCAGTTTTAAACCATGAGGCTAAAGCTGAATAAGGGTTTTCATCAAAAGGAACAGTCATTAGTTTTCTATCATTAGATCCCCAATGAAAAGTTCTTTGATCTTGAGCTATTTTAATAATGTTTTGTTCTACAGCTCTAATACCTATGTTTCTTAAACCTACGTTTTCATCAGAAGCAATAGCTAAGAAAGCACCTGGATTTTTTCTAGCCATAAGTAACAAATCTCTTCTTAACTCTTTAGAGCTTAATGAAGCTACAGTAGAACCTATTTCAACTCTCAATACAGCCTCGGCATGATCTATATCCATTTCTTTAGCTGCTATCATTGCGTCCAGCTCTACATTAATATCATCAAGTTGATCTTTAGCAACAACTTCAGCTTGCCATTCAGAATATACAATATCTTTTCTAGGATGATATAATGATAATAATTTTTGTAAGTTTTGTTTTTCTTTTGGAACAGCTAAAACACCATCTTCAAATATAATATGACCTAATGTAACTTCTCCTTTTTGTTCTTTCACAAAAGGTGAGTTTTGATTAGTTGCATATCTTAATTCTTTTTGCTCTCCAGCGGCTTCATCAAAATATAACAAAGCGTGTCTAGCACTGTTTTTAGAATTTAAAGTGTATGTTAACGGTTCTTTATTTTGTAATAGATAGTATCTTCTATCTTTTATCTCCCATTTAGGGGTTTGAATTTCTTTTGTCTTTGACATGATATAATATAATATAATTAATAAAAGTAATAATTACCCTTGTCAGTTCAACAAGGGTAACTACTACAGCAATCTTAGTTTTGGAATAATACGAAATTATTCGCAGCTTGAGTAACCAAACATCTTTCAGATAACCAGTTAACTTGCATAGCATCTAAGTTAGTAGTGTAAGCACCACCAGCAGATCCTGTGATCCAGTTTTTGTATCTTCTGTCTTCTGTTTGTGAAGCTCTATACCTAACGTGTAAGAATGGTCTTCTTATGTTAGTACCTAATTGTTGGTCATACACAGTTGATGTTCCAGCAGGTATTAATACACCTTCTATTCCACTTACTGCAACTCCACCTCTTGTAGAAGCATCGTTTAAGTATTTCCAGCTAGTTTTGTAGAAGTCATAAGAACCTCTTCTGAAACCAGAGAAACCTAAATTAAGCGCCATGTCTTCAGAGTTTTCAAATAAACCATAAGCAGTTCCGCCTACAGTTCCACCTGAAATTTGTCCTAGCATGTCATCAAAATCTAAATCAAGTCCTCTATTTAAGAAAAGCATGTTTTCTTCGATAGCTCCTTGAGTATCTAGATTTTTAAGTACTTGATCAAAGTCAGATAATCCTGTACCAGCAGAAAAGCCAGACATAATATTACCTCTTGCTTGAATAGCAGCAAAAAGACCTTGAGTACCATAAGCATTTGCAGCACCACCTTGTGTAAACGAATTTACGTTAGCTCTACCACCAGCTCCCTGGTTAGCAAAGTTAATTCCAGCAGCAGCAGCAGCAAGTTCACCTTCTACCATTGCCATTTCTAAATAGTCATCAAATCTTAATCTTGTTTCAGACTCAGATTTTAGATACCATAAGTATCCTGATGTACCATCTTCAGTAGCAACTTCTACCCATCCAATTTGTGCCATATCAGAACCATTTATTTCAAATGAATCTTTTATGATAATTGGGTTGTTAGAAAATTGTGTAAATGAAGGTTGAATAGACTTGTACGATCCAGCTCCTAAACCATTGTTAACAGGTCCAGCAGATCCTTTTGCAAAGATAGAACCGTATACAAACATTTTAAGGTTTGTAGCAGCAACTCCTAAAGCATCCCAGTTAGTAGCTTGGAAAGGGTAACAAGTTACCGTTTGACCAATACCACCTGGTAAGCTAGTTACAACAACACCTTTAATAGTAACACCTGTAGCAGGGTTTAATACTACAATAGTATCATTTGGAAATATAGCGTTTGCAACACCACCACCTAATGTAAAAGCAAAAGTAGCAGCACCTGCACCACCTTGTACAACATTGTTGTAGGATACATGCAGTCTATTTTGTTCTGACCAAATTACTTGATCAGATGTCATTGGCATTTCAGCGCCAACCATACGTAAGAAACCGTTTAAAGTTCTGTTTCCGTATCTTTCTACCTCAGCTTCGTAAACCTCAGGTAGGTATTGCTGAGCAAAGTCATTAGCTCCAGCATTAAATGCTAGATAGTTGCTTTGCAAAGCTAATTGTTGTTGAGAAGGTATAATGCTTCCAAACACAGGAGAAATTTGTCCCATAATAATTAATTTTGTTTTTAGTTAAATTTTCTTGATTTTATCTTTAGTTTCGAAGAATCAAGACCGCTTATAGCTTTAACTTTTAATCCACCAACAAATACGTCTCCGGTAGGCGAGGGCCTAACATCATCGGATATGTTTTTAGACTTAGCAACAAGATCTTTAGTAGCATCGGATTTACCTTGCTCATAAAAATGTTGCGCTATTTTGTCAACGTTTTCAGCGGCATACATAGCTTTGTGATAACCTTTAACATCTTTTACATTACCTTTATCATCTAAGAACTTCTTAATTGTGTTTGTAATATTCGATTGTTTAGTTGCAACTTCACTAGGATTTTTAACCCCATACCTAAACTTTTTTTCTCCCACACTGATGTCAAAACCTTTGAAATCTTGAGAGAAATAATCTTTAGTGTTAGATTTAAAATCTTCATGTTGTTGTTGAGCTGTGTTTTGCTCTTCATTATAGCGATTGAAAAAGTCCATAGCTTTTTGTTGGTCTTGTGTCGTACCAGGTCTCAACTTGATTTCCTCGTAATATTGACTTTTTAAACCATCTAAATGCTTTCGGGCTTTAGCAACCTCTTCTTTATACGCAAGTTTCTTTTTACGAATCTCACGCTCTTCGTCTACTTCTTCATCAAACGAAAAATTATCTTCAATCATAAAGTTAACTTCGCTTGAATCTAAATGTGACTTAGCTTGTTTGTAATACTCTCTTAATAAAGTATCATTATCTACATTAGAATAGTCAGCATTTAATCTAACATAGTCTTCTAATGTTCCACCTGTTTCTTTCATAAAGTCTACAACTTTTTCGATGTTCTCAGGTAGTTTAGCTATTTCTCTAGCCTCTTGAGGCGTTGGAGCAATAACTTTTTCTTCTAATTGTTCTCCTATTTGTTGTATTTCTTCTTCAACAACTTCTTCAATAGGTTTTACTTCTTCTTCTTTAATTTCAGAAACTGGGCTGGGCTCTGATACTTGTTCGTCCACTTTAGGGCTATCTCCGGTTTGTTCTTCCACAACCACCTTCTTTGTTTCTCCGACTTGAATGGCATCTGTTTCTTCTGTTTTAGGTTTTGATAAATCGACTTTAATAATATCGTTTTTTACCAATTGTTTAGGTTTTTTAAGTTTTACCTTAAAAGAACCTTCTTCTTTTACTTGTTCTGACATAATATAATATAATAAAAATTAATAAATAAGTTTATTGCGGTGTAAACTGCTCTAAACCAAATCCGCCTAAGTTATCATTACCAGCTGATTCAAAATCTGTAGGTAGTAAATCATTTTGACGTTGTTCAATCATTTTTGATTGTTGTGTTGCTTGTATTTTAGTTCTTTTATCTTTGCGATCTTCTATTTCAGCTTCTTTCTGTTTAGTAGCTTGCATATTCATTTGTGCTAATTGCAAACTATATTGAAACTCTTCAGCCATTAATTGTTTTTTAATTAATGCTTCTTGTTCCATTCTTTGTATTTCAAACTGTGATTTAGCTTGTTCAATTTGTATCTCTGTTTGAGCTAAAGCTTCTTGTTTTTGTACCTCATTTAAAGCAGCTTGCTCAGACTGTTGCATGTTTGCTTGAGCTTGAGCTTGTATCTGTTGCTGTTGAGCAGCTTGATCCTGTTTTTGCTTTTGTATTCTTCTATATTTTAAAATCTGATTAGCTAAAGTTATGTTTTTAACTTCTCTAATATCAATAGCATCTTCTAAGTATATTTGACCTGACTGTAAGGCTACTTGTATGTTTTGTTCTAATACAGCTTTTTCTTCATCATCAGGTTCAAGTTCTAAATAAATACCAAAATCATACAAATGAAGATTTTTTAATTCTTCTAAGTTTTGAGTATTAGTTAAAGATATACTTTGCATTAAAGCTTGTTTAGTTAAATCAAATTCTAAAGCATCAGCTAATCTTAGCGATATATTTTCACAAGCTCTTAAGGTTAAATATAAACTAGCATCTAATATATGTTTAGTTGCTATATTTGAAGCGTTGGCAGCCATTTTTTGCAATCCGACTAAAGCGTCTTTGTCTGGTAAACTACCATCTCTTGC